GGTGAGGGAATGAAACTCAAAGAGTTTAATTCCTTGCTGGGTCAAGATTCTTATGTGCGTTGCCAGGGTAAAGAAAGAATTGACCCTGCCATAGTTGACGTAGAATCTGCCGAGAATCACCTATTCTCTGGAGGAACCATAGGTTGGTGGATTAAATCAGGATATATAGTAGTAGACATAGATGAGGGTAAAGAACAAGCCTTACAGGTAATTAAGCAATTAGGGTTGAAAACTTTCATGGCTGAAACTCCCAAGGGTATCCACCTGTACTTCAAGACAGACAAGGAGTTTCCCCAAAAAATCGGTATGGTTCTGCCTTGTGGGTTAAAGTGCGATTTTAGGTGCGCCAATAAAGGCTATGTGATATTGCCTTTTGGTTTACCTGATAGGAAGTTTAATAAAGTCAAAGAAGTCATAGATATGCCCCTGGAATTCACCCCTATACCCAACAGAAAAGAATCTTTGCTGGATAAGAAAGAGGGTGATGGGCGTAATTCTACCCTATTTGCCCATCTTATGGCTTATAAACACAGAGGGGCCAGCGATACCCAGATAGCAACTATGGCTGAAGTAATCAATAACATAATATTTGCTGAGCCTATGGCTGAGGATGAGCTTAACGGTATTGTAGAGAATACCAAAAGATACCCGGCCCAGCCACAGGGAGATAACCCATACTTATTATATACCGCTAAAGGCATACCCAGCCAGCCTAATGCCAGAGCTATTGGCGATTATTTTGTGAATAAAGGTGATTTATTTGTGTTAGGGGGTGAGTGTTACCAATACCGGGAAGGAGTGTATATAGAAGCATCTTCTTATGTAAGAAACACAATTAAGGAGATGATTGCCTATGACCCCCTTATAACTAATTCTCGTGTGGTAGAATGCTATCGTTTGTTGATAGATGATACCCGGATACAGCGCAAAGCCTCAGACTTGAATTCAGACAAAAATTTGATAAATTTCAAGAACGGTGTATGGGATATAAAAAGAGGTAAGCTAATTGAGCATGATAGCAAATACTTACATACCGTACAGATACCGCACTCAGTTCTTAAATCGGGTAAAAAGTGGAAGGATACCCATTTGTATGACTTCCTGATTGATAAAGCACAATTAGACAAGCCAGAACTTGATATGTTGCTGGATTATATGGCATACTGCTTGACTCTTGATTATGGCCTGAAAACTTTCTTGATACTATATGGCCAGTCTAACACAGGTAAATCGGTACTCATACGATTTTTTGAAACTATGGTTGGTAGGGCCAATACGGCATCCTTATCAATGCATGAACTGAATCAGCGATTCTACCCAGCTCAACTGTATAATAGGCTGCTTAATTCTTGTGCAGATAATTCGTCTTTGCCTCTGTCCTCTATTGAGAATCTCAAAAAAATTACAGGTGGGGACCAGATAATGCATGAAAAGAAAGGCAAAGAACCTTTTTTCTTTGTTCCTTTCACAAAATTAGTGTTTTCATTCAATCAGATGCCCCTCCAGCTGGAGGAAAAATCCAATGCTTTCTACAAAAGGATGAGGATACTGCCTATGCCTCTTGAGCTAGACTTGAATAATGCCTATGTAGACCAGCTGTGTAGCCCTGAAAGTGTCGAAGAAGTATTACCCTTTTTATTGGAAAGATTGCCACTTACAGAAATACCAACAACAGAGGCTAGCGATAAATTGGTCGAGGGCTTGCGCCAGGATAGTGATAGTATTCATGCTTTTCTGTCTCAAGAGTGTAAGAAAGGCCAGAAATATTGGATTCCCAAAAAGACTTTATATGATTCTTACCTGAGATTTTGTCTTGACACTGGCCGTACTGCTCATAAGCCTCATGGTTTTATCCGGCACTTACGGTCTCAAGGCTATAAAGAGGCCCGAAAGGGAGATTCAAGGGAGGCTTGTTGGAAAGGGATAGCCCTAAAGTAACTTGTCGATTTCTCCTGTACAGATTTGTGCGAGGTGGTGCGAAAAGTGAGTGTGGTGGGTAAAGGTACACCCGAATATAAGAACCCCTTAGAAATGCTCTTGAAGAGTTGTCGTAAAGCAATTCAAGATAAGGTTGACGTCAACCCAAAATCTGGTTTAAAAGTAGGGGACAATAAAATCAGATATTCTGAGGCTTTAGACTTACTTACTGCCCTAGAGCATCATTTTGCTGTAAAAGGAGCATTCAGTTTTGGTATTTGCCTAACTTGTACTAAGTTCAGCTCTAAGGGGATGTATCCTGAAAAGCCAGTTACTTTGGGTAAATGCGGCAGCAAAGTAGTCAGTATTTTTGATTGCTGTGAACAGCACAGTAAGGAAGGTGGGGGTTATGGCCTATAAATATGCTGTCTTAGATATAGAATCTACTGGGGTAAACCGATACAAAGACGACATAAATTACACAGGTATTGGTTTAGTAAGAGACTTGGGTTCTGACATGGATAAACGAATTATTTGCAATATGCATCAAGACAAAGACCTGGATAAGTTCAAAAGAATAGCCCGAAAACTGAAAGAACAGAAAGTCATACTTATTTGGCAAAACGGCAAATTTGATACTCTATTCATTCAGTTAAAGTATGGTATCCTATTACCCATACATCATGATATTATGGTTATGGGTACAGCTTATGACCTAGCTGCTCCCCACGGGCTCAAAGAAATGAGCAAGAGTTGGCTGGGATTGCCCGATTGGGATATACCCCTGAAAGAAAAGAAAAAACCCAATAGCCTCACAGTTGAGAAATACTTGGTAAAAGACTTGGAGAACCCATGGAAATTGTTCCAGTTCTTTAATCGAAAACTCAATACCCAACAGTGGAAAGCTTACAAGCATCTGCTCAGACCAGCGTTTTTGATGTATCGTAGGGCTGAACGAACTGGAATATACCTCAATAAACCTGAACTATCCAAAGTTCGTAAGACTTACCGTAAACAACAAGAAGATAAGCTGGCTGTACTCAATAAACAATACAATATAAACTGGAATAGCCCAAAACAGGTATCTGATGTATTATTCAATAAAGAGCATATGCCTGTGATAAAGCTATCCCAAAAGACTGGAGAACCTTCCAGTGATGCCAAAGTACTCAAAAGACTGAAATCAAAGGGATTCACCCTTGCTGAACAATTACTTGATTACAAATTCTATTATGGGGCTAACTCAAAATTTCTCAATCGCTGGGAAGATGATGCTTTTTATGATGGTAGGATACACCCAAATTTCAATCTTACCAACGTAGTAACCGGCAGGACATCTTGCTCAGACCCTAATTTACAGCAGGTTCCCAGGAATAAAGAGCTCAGAACCCTATTTACAGCCCCTCCAGGCAGGGTACTATTAGAGGCAGACTACTCACAGATAGAGCTGAGAATAGCTGCAGATTATGCGAATGAGCCCACTATGTTGAAAATATACAAAGAAGGAGGTGATATACACACAGAAACGGCCATGTCTTTAACAGGATTATCCGCAGAACAGGTAAAGGGAGAACCCAGAAGTAGAGCAAAGCCTGTTAATTTCGGATTTCTGTATGGAATGTCAGCTAAAGGATTTGTAAGTTACGCTTTTGACAATTATGATACAGTATTCAGCAAACTGGAGGCTGACAGGTATCGGCAATTGTTTTTTATCAAGTATCCGGGTCTACTGAAATGGCATAAAGAAATGGAGATTATCTGTGAGGCTCAAGGAGGTGTCGAGAATAGGTTTGGTAGATTCAGAAAACTACCAGACATATATTCTTCTGACAACTATATTCGTAGCAAGGCTGTGCGCAGAGCCGTAAATAGCCCAGTTCAGGGTACAGCCTCAGACTTGTTACTGTTAGCAGCAGTAGAAATAGACAAAACCTTGAGAAAACCGCTAGACCTGAGTATAGTTGGTACGGTACATGACAGTATATTGATGGACGTACCAGAGAATAATGTCGATGAGGCTGTTAGAGAGGTCAAAAGGATTATGGCCCACCCACAGGCTCTTGATATATTTGGCGTATCCTTTAAAGTACCTATTGAGGCAGATGTAGGTATTGGGGCCTGGGGTAGTAAATAAAGGAGGAAATTTTGTGAAGATATTTGTTATTAACGGTTATCCTGGTAGTGGTAAGGATAAGTTTGTGAGATTGTGCGCCCGGCACAGTAAGATACCTGTAGTTAATTACGTTACCAGTACCCCAGCTAAATTGGCTTTACACCTATTAGGCTGGAGAGGGGAAGAAAAAACCCCAGAAGTACGCAAAGCCCTGGCTGATTTAATGGAGTTATCTGAAACCTTATTTAATGGGGTTATTGCTGCTACTGAGGCTAAACTTATTAGAGCTATGGAGGACTACGGCGATAATTGTATTGTATTTATACACTGCAGAGAACCCAGGAATATAGACTACTACAGAGAAAAGCACGGAGCTGTGACAGTATTCATAAACAGAAACGATACAAAGCAGAAACGATTCAGTAATGAATCCGATGCAAATGTGGAGAACTATGAATATGACATAGTTATACAGAATAACAAATCTTTGAAGATATTGGAGCAAAAAGCTGTAGATTTTGTAGGGAGGTATTGCTAATGCTTATTAATTGTGTTAATAATGCAACAGAGGCCTGGGAATGGTGGTATGACAGACTATTAGAACAAAAGAACCAGCAACCCTCCAGAGATGGGACTGTAGTTGGTGAATTTCTTAATGCTTGTACCGTTATTAAAGACCCCCGGCAGGGATTGGTTTTATCCAAAAAACGTGATTTATCCATAAAATATGCTGTGGGTGAGCTGCTCTGGTATTTATCTGGTAGTAACATGGTTTCGGCCATATCCCCTTACTCAAAAGTCTGGGAAAAGTTGTCTGACGATGGAGAAACTGTTAATTCTGCCTACGGTCACCGAATTTACCACAAGTTTGGGTTTGACCAGTGGGAATATGTGAAAGGTCTATTAAAGGCTGACCCTCTTAGCCGTCAAGCAGTTATACACATAAAAGAGCCAAATAATCAACCTACTAAGGATTTACCATGCACTATCTGTATACAGTACTTTATTCGGGATAATAGGCTTCATAGCACGGTATATATGCGTAGTAATGATATCTGGATGGGTTTTCCTTATGACGTATTCTGTTTTACTTCTCTCCAGGTCAAGATGGCCATGGAGCTAGGAGTTAACTTGGGCGAATATACCCACATAGCTGGTTCGCTACATCTTTATGAAAGGAATGTGAAGTAGTGGCATTAAGTAAGATTCAGTACAAAATTGGAGATTCCTGGGTACATTTTTGTTATGTAGAGGACATGTTTAAAGACAAGATAGGAGAAGCAGTTGAAAAAATCAATCGCTGGGCTCAACAGGATTTTGGTATTGAATCCATCAAAACTAGGAAAGACCTGGCGAATTTGAAAGAAAGAATCAAGAATAACTACAAGGAACTGTACCCAGAACTGTTTCGGGCAAGCCGAACTGATAATCAGGGGTGGGCCAGAGTATGGTTTACCCAACACCTGAGGGAGGAATTGAAAAATGGCAAATAACAAAGAGATAAGTCTGCCGCCCATAGTGGCGGTGGACTTTGATGGTACTCTAGTAGAGGACAAGTTTCCAGAGATAGGGCCAATTAATCAGGATATGTTCGACAGAATACATAGGTATCAACAAGAAGGATATAAAGTCATCCTGTGGACTTGTAGGACTCAGCAAAGGCTTGATGATGCCATACTTTTCTGTGCCTTTAACGGTCTGCACTTCGATGCTGTAAACGACAATATACCAGAAGTTATTGAAAAATACAACGACAATGCCCGCAAAATATATGCTGATATTTACATAGATGACAAAAATTTATCTATCAAGGAGGCATGCAATGTCTGGTTACATAAATTCCAACAGGCGTGAGGTTATTTACTGGGCAGCAGCAATGCAACAATATTTCAACAATCAGAAAGAACACTACTCAAAAAAGTCTTTAACTTGGCTTAATTCCATAACTATTAGCTTAGACAATTTTCTTCAGGTAGAATTAAAAGGAGCAGAGCAGAATGAGATGAGAGCTATATTCAATTTGATAAAACGAGTAACCCCCAAGCTTATTGTAGATAGCTTAGTAACAGAGGACACTCAAGCTATCAAAGTTAACAGAGATATGGTATTCGACTTTGCCGAATACGCTTTGGAATATTGCGTTAACTGTAAGGAAAACCCAACAGAGTGTAAACTCAGGAAATTGGCTCTGGAATTAGGAGTGCCGCCTTATGTAGAATCTGGGCCTTGCCAATACTGGAGAAAGGAGATATAACATGGGAATTATACTGAGAAGGTGCGTTGTTGGCTATTTCACAGCTTTAGCTGGAAAGTAGCAGGGGTTTTTGGAAACTACTATAGGTGTCCTAAATGTGGGGTAGGGAGTGATTACATGCCTTTAGAAAGTGTTATAGTCAACAAAATGCTGGACTACCTGAATAAAGAGGTTAAAGGCTGTATAGCCGAAAAAGTTCATGGAAACAAATATCAAGTGGGTAGGTCAGACATAAACGGATGTTGGAAGGGCAGGAGTTTCCGCATAGAGGGTAAGAGCCCAGACCACGGCAATAAACCCAGTAAGGCCCAGATATTAGATATGAAAATGTGGTCTAAAGCTGGAGCCTTGTGCTTTGCTACGAATAATCTGGAGGATGTAAAAAGAATAATAAACAACACAAATAACCCTCTAACTATTGGAGTTATCTTGGATAAATCTGGCTGGCTTATAGAGGTAACTAGCAGCGAAAGTCTATGTAGTCACGGTCAGCCTTGGGAGGATTGTCCGGTATGCCGTCATTAAAATTCTACACTAAACCATGGAAACACCAGCTTGAAGCCCTTGAATTTCTTATGCCCCGGTCTTATGGAGCCTTATATACAGACATGGGCTCTGGTAAAACCAAAGTAATGATAGACCTTATTGCCAATAGAGGCTTTAAGAAGGTGCTGGTGTTGACTACTAAGAAAATATGCCAGCGCAGAATTTGGGAAACTGAGTTTAACAAGCATTACAGTGGAAATATTTACAACATATTAGACATTTCTAAATACGCTTCTGACCGTAAGGGTAGGGAAGTAGAAAAAAGCATCAAATTGAACAACAATTCTCCCATAATAGTCGTAAATAATTACGATAGCGTATGGAGAAAGCCCTTTAGAGAATTTGTCTTGAGATTCGGCTTTGATTGTGTTATTTGTGATGAGAGCCATCGTATTAAGGGTGCTGGGAGTAAAGTGTCTAGATTCTTGGCTTTATTGGGAAAGCGTGTCCCTAACAGATATATTATGACCGGCACCCCTTTAGCCCAAAGCATATTTGATATTTACGGTCAATACCGTTTCTTAAACCCAGAAATATATGGTACTAGGTATGATGTATTTAAGCATAGGTACGGTACTTGGATAAACCGTGGAGACTATGAAGTATTGGATAAATATCAGAATCTTGATGAGTTTTATGAAAACATGTTCTCTTGTGCCTTTATTGTCCCTGGCCTAGATTTGGACTTACCTCCCGTACACAATTTGCCTTGGAAATTCTACTTGCCCAAAAAGACCCAGAAATACTATAAAGAATTGGTGAAAGAAGGGGTATTGGAAACTAAGAAGGGTAATGTAATAGCAACTAATATACTGACTAATATAATTAGGCGTCAGCAACTTACCAGTGGTTATTTACCTACCGATGAGGGAGTAATAAAGGTGGACGAAGCCAGGGTTGAGGCTTTTAGAGAGCTTTTGGAAGATTTGCCTGATGAACCTATAGTTGTATTTGCCAAGTTTAGAAGGGATATCAAGAATATAAGAAGGGTTGTAAAAGAGCTGGGTAGGAAAAGCTCTGAACTGTCGGGCAGGAGAGACACCTCAGATAATTGGTATTATGGTAAAACCAATGTTCTGGTTGTACAAATATCTGCAGGGGCAGAAGGAATAGATTTGACCAGAGCTAGATTTGGTATTTACTATACTAAAACACATGCCTTATGGCAATATGAACAAAGCTGGAAAAGACTACATCGCCCTGGCCAAACCAGGTCTACAACCTTTTTTCACTTAACAGCTTGTATGGATAAAGGTAAGACCATAGATGAGAATATCAATGAGAGTCTGGAAAAAGGCCAAGATTTAATTGATAGGGTAATGGCTGGAGAAGTCTATATATAGCCCCAGTTATTCTGGGGCTTTAAGCCCTTCAATACGGTTGAATAAATCATGTATAAAGTTAGCACCCCTACTAAACAAGATACCAGTTATTATCTGGCCTATTATTGGGTATATGAATATTAGCCCAAGTAAGGCGCAGACATCTAGTTGACCAGCAAGTGCAATTAACAAGCCTACCACAAGAGCACCTATCCGGTCTACTTGGAACTTGCCTTGTTGCCATACCATTTTAGATGTCTCCCAAACAGATTCAGCTATTATCGCAGCTACCAAAATAATAAACAATACCTCCATTATATCCCTCCTAACCCATGCCGGTTACAAAACTTCCGCAGGAATTCACTTCTAACCGCAAAACCCATACCTTCCACAGCCACATCAACAAACTTGCTTCTGACTACTCCAACAACTTCGCCCCTACCGTTTATAACTGGCCCTCCGCTATTTCCAGGATTGATTGGAGCGTCAGTAGACAATAAATTTGGGTCTTCAATTGGGTTGTCTGACCGCCTAGGGCTGGTAATTACCCCCTGTGACCAAGTATAGGGGTAGCCTTGGGGAGATCCAATTACAGCTACATGCTGACCGTGATAGACCTCTCCTTGATAAACCTTTAAGGCGTTATTAGACACAGGAGCTTTGAGTAAGGCCAAGTCATAGTTGGTATCTACAGCTACTACTGTAAGCGGTTTTAAGTGGATCTTATCATTATCCGATACAATAGTTAGCGTACCAGCCCCATTTACTACATGGAAATTTGTAATAATATATTCAGGGCTTACAAAAAAGCCAGTACCTAGGCCACCATCCTTCCTATACACAGTAACTACAGAATCTAAGACCTTTTTAACCAAGTCTCTTCCAACAATACACGCCTGGAAGGTTATGCGGGAAGCAATTGACGCCATTTCTTCCCTAGTGATGGCATTACCAGGCTTAAAGGTGCCGTCAGGATAGCCCGACATAACCCCAGTATCTACACACCTAACAATGTCTGGATAACTCCAACTAGCTGGGTCTACATCCTTAAAAATACTGCTCAAAAATACCTCTCCTTTCACCAGTTGCCTTACTTTGTCAACGTCAAAATTCTTGCCGGGGCAAGCTGTAGGTATGTAATCTCTATGGCCTCCTACCTCTTTAATAGGGTGTCGGCCACTGCTGGTGCTGGGTTAGCCCAAACTAAGCCAGTAAGGCTCAGGGCTACAATCACCAGTATGCCGGCATCAACTAAATCAAGCTTTTTTGTTCTCCATTAAACTCACCTCCTTACTTCACTTCTACTGTTAAGGTCTTACTATCCCAGCCTATACTGGGTTGAAGAGCCTCAATGACTTCTCTCACAGAGACACCTTCTTCAAAATAAGTAGTTGCCCTTTGAAGATAGCCGGGAAATTCTTTGCCTCTAATTACAATTTTGCAGGGTGTTTTTTCTTGTCCCACACTATTACCCTCCTTAAAGTATTTTCGCACCATTTCCACATCAAATTTTTGGCCAGGACATGCCGTAGCATAATAGTCTCGGTGGCCTCCGATATATTTAATGGGCCAACGAGTAGCTATGTCTTTACATAATCCAGCTACAAATCTGTATAGTTCAGGAGTAGGTGTTTCTACCATAAAGTTACCTACACAACAAATGTGGATAGCTCTGGTATTCATGCCTGGACATGCTGCAGCATCCTCTTTTTCAGGTCTACCTTTCTTGGCTACTAGCACATTTCCAACCTTCTCAACAACCCAGTGATACCCAATATCTCTGTACCCTCTAGTTTTCATGTGGTAATTTCGGATACTATCAAAATCAGGTAAAGTTGGGTGGTCTACCCCGGCAGAGTGATGTAGCACTATGTATTCTTTACTCATCTAATTCGCCACCTTCTCAAATACCCAAAAGCCTACGTATACCATAAAGCCTATAATTCCAGTACCAATCAAAACTGAAAAAGTCTTAAGAACTCCCACAAGGCCATCCAATTTTGTGCATAGAACATCAATTCTTCCAGACAAGGTTATGTCCTCCTTTTCCAGAGAATTTATGCGTACATCATGGTTATCTAGGCGTTTTTCATGACCATCCACCCTCTTTTCAAGTTCTTCAATCTTTGGCAACTTTCTACCCCCTTACACTTTAAGTTCTTCTGGGTCAGCTGGTTCACCATCCCAATTATAGAAATTTGCTAGGAGTCTGACAGTATTACCTTGTTGGAACACCTTACTCACCTCCTTTTTCTTGAATTGTAATTACTCTCATAACTTCTCTAGCTGTGACTGCTATGTCGGCACAACAACAGTTGTAGCCCCCTACCTGCCCGTTGGGTAGCCGAAGCATTAGGGGCAGAAGTCGAATGGGATTCTGACACAAAACAAACAACTATTAAGATGCCAATAGAGCCGGGGAATTAAACCCCGGCTTCTGGCTCTGACATCGGTTCCTCTGCTGGCAAGGCCTCAAGTAAAACAAAGAGCCTAGCCTGTTCATCCAGACTTCTGTTATTCTGGTTAATTAGTCCTTCTATATTACGGTTGTTGCTGGAAACCCTAATATCCTCAATTTCAATTCGTTTCATAATTTCCTCTTTGGTCATTAATCTATCACCTCCATAAGCCGTATTCCGGCGTAATTTTTGCGTGTAGCATAAAACCACCAGCCAAAACTTCTGTTACTCTCACTGCCATTGCTTTCTTTTACCTTAAAATAGTTCTCGCCCCATTCAATCACCCTAATATCCTCGCCCTCACCATAAACCTCAGTCTTAAAAGTCCAGGGAGTCAAATCCGTATCAGGTTCTATGCACTCAAGGTGAATAGGGTCAATAAAAACAGTAGCCTTCCCGTCTTCCAAACGCCCCCTGCCTCTATCGAATAAAATTATTTCAGGAGACTCAACCGCATACTGCCTTACCCTCCCATAATTAATAGTTGGGATAACAGCCGGCTTATTGCCATCGGCTTCTAAATCTCCAGTTGCATGTACGGTTCCCAGCACATTCAATCTTCCCGTCACTTCCGTGGTCCCAGTAATGTAAATCTTATTACCCACTATAACCACTTCGTTACCGTTGACTTGAGCCTTAGAGCCTGCGCCCCGACCGTACAGGCTGACGACATTGGGAGATTCCAAGACTACCCGGTCGGGGGAATATGCCCTTATGCCATTGTTGCTCGTTACTTCATTGGTCTTTCCTATCGTAATTGAGCCACCTATCTCTGACCTTAAATCTATTCCTTTTTCATTTCGTAATAACAAATCTTTCGTGTCCAGCAGAGTCCTTACCCTTATTTCGCCGATTGGGGTTCCATTGTCATAAAAATAAATTTGTGGCTGATTTCCCTCTGAAGATATTTCCATTTGAGTGTTGCCGTGCTGGTTGTTAAAAATTATATTTCCCCAGCTATAACCCGGATACTCCGGCAAAAACTTGCGGTCAATTTTTATTATACCCCGGTTTTCGCCCTCTTCCCCAGTTTGAATAAGGGAGCTGTAAAATTCCCCGCCTATGATCTTAATCCCATACTTCCTGACCATATCCTGCATCCAGCTGCCTATCAGCACCCTGAGAGCGTTGGAAGAGTCATAAACCTTATACCCGTCTGTCTCGGCCCTCAGGTACCCAGGCAGCTGCTTCATGTCCTCTGATGTGTAGAAGGGGGTACCCGCCTTATGCCAACCCGTTCTGGTGTTTACCTCCCTGTAAACCTTGTCTATCCGCAGTTCGTCCACAAGGGTGTTGATGCTGTTTGCTCCATTGCGATCAGTACCGATGTAAACGTAACTACCAAACGCTGTCGGTAAACCAGGATTCTCGATGTAACAGGCTTCGGAGTCGTTGACTACCAGCGACAAGCGGTCGGACTTCCAAGCCAGTGATACAGAGTCCCATGCGGTTAAAGTAGACTTATTGGGGCCGTAGACGGTAGTAACGTTGTCAGTTATACAGACTTCACCCTCATGCCCTGCCACATTACTAATACCGCAGGATATTGCTGGGTCGCCAACCGTTGTTCCGCTTGTGTCTACATATGGATACTTAACCATCAGTTCATCAAACGTTAAATTGTTGTATTCATCAGCAGTAATTTCAATAACCATAATTCCGTCAAGACGAGCCGTACCGCCATCAGCAGCATTGTATAGGAGTCTGAATTCTATCTGAGACGCATCTGTCACAGAAACTTTATCCCCAAATCTGTGCCAACTCGCATTATTTGAACCGTAAATATTTTGTGGGGTCATGCCTGTGTAAGATATTCGAGGCGTTCCGGCTCCGGAAACGACTTTACCATATGCGCTTATAAAATAGTGTTGTCCGTTTGTAAGACGATTGGTAAAATTCTGATAGCATTCCCAAGCATAGCCGTACTCAACGCAGGTACTTCCAATTGCCCCATCATTAGTAATCAAAGTTCCTGTATTATTCCAATTGGTTAACGATGTGATACTACCGTCAATCACCTTGTTAGTGTAATTTATGCTTGCCGTTGGTAAATCCACCAGTACACTACCATTCGCCGATGTAGACAAGTTTTTTACCCGCAAGGAAATAACCCCTTGACTTATGGCCGTATCAGTAGTTGGCATTTTAAGAACGCCCAAACGAGAAGTACCTCCCAATATCCATGACGTAGCGTAGGCTTTTGCTTCTAACTGCAAGCCATCTGCCCAAAAAGTCACCGCCCCAGTGTGTTGCCTGCAATAGCAATATAGAGTACCTGTACTATTTGCCGTTGCTGTAACAGACACTCTAGTCCATGTTTTTGCGGGGATGTTAATGTTGGCAGTAGTAGAGGGGCATGCTGTATCCATTGTAAGGCTAATGAAGCAAGCCACTTCACTATATGTATAAACTGAAAAAGTATAAGTAATGCCAGAAGTAACGCTACTTGTGAGATAAAACCCTGCATCGGTTGCCGAACATACCGTTTTTATACTTGCTAGTCCTTGTTTTTTAGTAGAGGTATCTCTTGCTATAGTAGACCTAACACTGTATGCATTAAGTCCTGTCAAATCAGTTTCCACACTACTTTGATTCGCAGTTAAAAGATTGGTTGTGGCCTCTTCGACCTTCACCGCCTGCCCAAAACACCCTGCGTCAAATAGAGCATCCCCGATTGCAGCCACGCCCTTGTGAGAGTTCAGGCTTCCATCAAAATGCCAGAGACCTACACAGTCGGAGTCTACACCCATGGAAGCCCCGCCCTCTATCAGACTGGGGTCGTAGCCGGGGGCGAAGGCGGACTCGGGCCCGATTTGCACCACACCAGCGTCTAACTGCCCTGTCTTGATAAAATTTGCGTTAATCGCCCCATCCATCGTCATTGCGACCTCATACGTCCGATCCGGATTATCGGCTCCGGTAACGTTATCTGAGTACCCTAGCCCGCCCATGTTCCAGCGCCATATCTTTGTAGCTAGCTCGGGGTCTGGGTTATCCATAATTAGTATTTCATTGGTTTCATCTGGGTTCTGCCTGATAAGTACATGCCCTCCAATGGCGTCCTTGATTAGCTGGGCTGACTGGTTTGCTGACAGAGCCAAGTCTTGAGCTGCTCTGGCTATTGCTATTACAGATGAGGCTGCCTTTATCTGTTGGTTTTCTACCCCTCGGACTAGGCCATGTTTTCCAGCCCCCTTTAAGCTGTGAGAACCTCTATACTTCCAAGTAGAATGGGTAATAAGGGATATTACATCACCCCCACCCAACACTCCAGTACCAGCTAAGGTTACAAAGTCTCCCGGTTGTAAGGAAGGGTCACCAGCTATTTCTGAATTAAAAGGTACATATACCACAGTAGTTATTTGAGCCAGGAAATAGTCCAGCATCTGATTAATCTGAGCCTCAGATAACCCAGTAAGGAGCGGATTTTCTTCCAGCACCATGGTCATACCTTCAAACCCTCTGGAATACTCTATCTCCCCTACTTGCATACTAACTTTAGTTATCTTCATGGCGAAGTCAGAAACTTTGGAATTAAAGCGTTCAGCCTTGTTTATGGTTTTTACACTAGCCCTAGCCTTAATTGGAATAATTTCAAGCTCGCCCTCCCGATTCATGAGGGCAAAAGCCCCCATAATCTGGCAAGACCACATAAGCAAGTCTCTACAAGTTTTAATCTTAGATACATCTGGAGCAGCCAGCAATATTCCAGCATTAGCAAAGGTATCAAGCTCAAATAAGCTAGTACCCATAGTTATCCCAGTTTTAGCACAAACATAGGCTACAAAGTTTCTTGGGCTACTTGACCCTGGGTCTCCTACAGGAATATCCAATAGTATCATGCTATCCAGAGACGTAATATGGACACTAGAGGCTTGACGCTGTATGTCAGTTACATAGAAATAACCTAAAGACACATACTCCCAAAGGTTCTCGCCTATCAACAACCCGAATTTCAGAGCTACCCTAGCCCCATCCAAGCTATATGGGTTATCCAAAGGAGTACTTAAAGTTAGTCCCATTTCTGAAACGTAAACATTACCAACTTCTATGTCTTCTCCAGATACACATTGTTCTGTAATATACAGACTTCCTTGTACTATGTCTTTGTCAGTAATGTCTATTACAGTATTGTCCACAAGCGTGATAGTACCAGTTATTTTCACGTCCCGTATATTTTGTTGTATAGCCGTTTTATAGACTGAGCTTACTGGGTACATCGTCTTACCTCCTAGTACTCAATTAAAGACACTGAAAGCTCCCAGAGGTCATTGTTACCGTCATAGTATTTCAGGTTTCCAGTCCTATCCCCAGAATACATGGACTTGGTTGGATTAGTGGATGTAGTAGGGTCAAAAAAGGTTACGCTAAATTGGTCTGGAGCTAAGGCAGCAGTAATCAAGGATAGTTGGGCTTTTGTAACCAGCCAGGTAGCTTGAATCTTGTAAACTCCAGCCCTTACCCGGTCACGGTTTAATAGCCCTGTCTCGGTACGTTTGGTGTTTTCACTGTCTATATCCTGTAATGTGACCGAATACTCTATAGGGTTGGGTAAATGCGTGCTTCCAACTGTAATCATAGCCCTACCTCCCATTACTCCTTATGTTACGCTTATCTTGGCTCCGGTAGATGTAAGCATCAATTTGCTCATTGCCTATATAAACGTACACATCCCCAGAGCTATTTTCTGCTGATTTAGTTGAGCTAAACGGTGAAGGCCCAGGTAGAGCTAGGTCTGTCGAAGATAAACCAGCTAATTGCCCAGCAATTACCCCAACAGCCCCTTGGACCATACCGGAATTTTGTAGTATGCCCTGAGCGTACATGCTTATAAGGTTAGGAGCCCACTTATCTGCTGTTTTACCTGGGCCTTGCTCAGTAGGTGATGAGAATCCAATATAGCTCTTTATAGTTCTGGCTACCTTGGATGCGGCATTCTTAACATCTGATATTTTGGAAGTAATGCCGCTAACTATGTTGGATACCATGTTTTTACCCCAATTCTTAGCATCGCTTATGATACTGGTTATAGCTATCTTAGATGATTGGAAAGGATCCAGCATTGCGCTCTGTATAGAGCTTGCTAAGGTAGCAACAGTGGTTTTTATGGAGGTCCAAGCATTACTTATAGTAGTTTTAATAGAGTTAAAAGTATTGGAAACGCTTTGCTTTAAGTTATTCCAAGTAGTAGTGAAGAAAGCTATAATAGCATTCCAGATATTTACAGCGGTAGTTTTAATCCCGTCCCAGACATTTTGTAAAAAGGTTACAATACCGTTCCAAGTGTACTCGGTTGTTTGCTTAATCCCATCCCAAGTAGTTTGGAAAAAGTCCTTAATAGACTTCCATATGTCCTCGGCTTTCTTCTTTATACCTTCCCAGGTATCCGCAAGCCATCTGGAAACCTCTTCCCAAGTCTTTATAGTCCACTTTTTGATGTCATCCCAGTAATAGATTATCAATGTAGCTAATGCAATAACTGCCGCAATTATCCAACCTATCGGGCCAAGAGCTATAAACCAGGCAGCAGCCATTTTAGCTGCGTGTGCAAGGAATTGTACCCCCGCCCAGGCCCACTTGGCTACCATTAAGGCTATTTGTCCTATAACAATAGCCCCTTGAGCGATAGCAGCTGCTGCTTGAGCTACAAAGGAAGCAACCACCTTAGCTCCATTTATGATAGCCGCAATTCCTAGCTTGGCAAAGGCTGTTACAAGAACAACCCCTATAATTGTGGCTAGTACCTGGAACCAAGGGTCAGCCTCAGCCCATTTAGCCTTAATCATATCCCAAGACTCAGAGGCTATAGCCTTTACCTTATCCCAAGCCTCAACAGCCCCCTGCTTTAAGTAATCCCAAAATCCAGCTAGGGTAGGTTTGGCTTGGTCCAAATCTCCAGTTAAACCCATACCTGCGTCTAGACTTGGTAAGTCCATGGCCCCCATAGATATGTCTCCGATACTTAGAGCGTCAGCCAAGTCTGACCCAGCCCCTGCGGCATCCTTTTGTAATTGATTAATCTCATCAAAAGGTTGTAAGTTCTTGGCTGCAGCCTTACCAGCCTTTTTCATGGCGTCAGCTTGATCCTCCAAAGCCCCTGAAGAATCTTCTGTGCTACTAGAGATACCCTCTTGAGCTTTACGAAAGTCACCAAAACCAAGAGACTTTGCTTCTTGTAAAGATTTGGTATAATTACCCCACATATGGATGCCAATTCCTGCAGCAGCTGATATACCCAGTATTAACCAACCTATGGGGCCAAGAGCTGACCACAAGGAGAATAGAGCTACCCTCAACCTAGCAACAACCCCTGTAAGAACCATGCCTTGCTGGGCTGCTAATGCCATCTGAACCCTGTAAATACCCATAGCAGTACCGACAACATTTAGGATAGGTATCTTAGCCAATAGCTGGCCTTTTTCCGCAGCTGTCGCAGCTACCAGAGCCCACTGAGCTACCGCCAAGGCTTTGGTAAGAGTATAGTAGGTAGCCATAACGGTTACCACAAACTTCAGCTGTGTGCCGTACTGTTGAATAAACCCAGTAGCAGTCCTTACTATAGCAGCAAAGCCCCTCATAACAGCCGTCAAAATACTTACTAGGGCAGCTATTTCTGGTCCAAATGATTGTTGGATAGCTTGTTGTAGCCCCTGTTTACGGAACACGGCATAAAAGTCAGTAGCGAAGTCTCTGACCCCTTGTAACCAGGATAATAACCCTTTGAATAGATTCTCTCCAATAGCCCCTATAGTCATGTTCCACACGTCTTTGATAGTAGAAGTAACGCCCTCCCAGGTATTCTCCATATTCTTCATCATGTCTGGGAATTTCTTGTTCATCCCTTCTATAATCATGTCTATAGCTTTATCAGCTGGTATTAAGCCCTTTTGTTGCATGTCCATAATCTCAGCTGTGGTCTTACCCATAGCATTTGCTAACATTTCCCAGGCAGGTATCCCAGCCTCAGTAAGTTGCCTCATTTCTTCCCCAGACAGTTTGCCTTTAGCCCGCATTTGTCCCAGAGCCAATATTATCCTGTTTATACCATCGGCTCCCATACCTAGACCAGCTGTAGCATTACCCACAGCCTCCATGATAGGCAGTACTCTCCCCGCTTCAAAACCATAAGCCAACATCCTCTTGGAAGCGTCAAGTAATTCTGGGAATTCAAAAGGCGTTTTTGCAGCAAAATCAGCTAAGTCCTCCAAGAATACAGCTGCTCTGTCAGCACTTCCCAGCATAGTAGTGAAGCCTATCTGAGCTTGTTGCATTTGGGCGTTATAACTAATAACAGTTCCGGTTAATTTTCCAAGACCTCTCCTAACAGCTTCAAATACACCTATACCCAAAGCTACAGAGAAAGCCCCCTTAAATACAGTTCCTAGGGTAGTGGCTTGTCTATTAGTAACTCCTTCAAGTCTACCCAATTCCTTTTCATAATTGGTGCTATCTAGCCCCATGCGTGCAAATACTTCTCCAACTAGCATACTTTATCACCCCCAAGGCCCAGTTAGACCCTTAGATTTAGCATCCTGTATGTGGCGTTCCCAGACTTTTGGTTTCTTTATCAGTTTCTGGAAAGCATTCTTGGCTTCTTTACCCATGAAATCTTCAGGGCTAACTGTTTTTGGTTTGCGTTTACTAAACATACCCGCAATTCCAGAGAAACCATTAGTCATTACCGCTGCTAGAAAAGCCCAGTGATTTTGCTGTTCGTTATAGGTTTCTATACTTAGCTGGCGTTGTAATTCCGTAAGTACAGAAGCAAGCTCACTGGGCTTCAGCAGCTTGATTTCGTCAATAGTCCATCCGAATTGACGGCCAAGTAGTACAACTATTTCTGCGCTAACCCAGCCTGAATCAAACCCATCAGCGGGGTTACTGTCCGCTTCAGACCAGTAAAATTTACGTTTACAAAAGCCTCAACTAAGTTCTCAATCTCGCTCATGTAAGAATTTTTTACATCGTCTTCAGTAATGTCTGGGAATATCACAGGCAACTTGTTATAGAGCAAATCAAATCCAGCTTGCTCCAGGAGTTTGCTCAAGTCAATATTGCGTATATTACCGGCACTCTCTGGGAAAAGTTCAGCCACTATCTTCTCCAATTCTCCAATACGCTTTTCTTCAACTCTGATATCTTTGCCAGCAAAGCTGACTACTGCATTACGCAAGTTTAGCCCTCCCTTATATATAATGGACCAGTACCTGTAAAGTCCACAGTCTCCTGGACTAGACCCTCTACAGGAGTTTCAACACCATCCCCGTTAATGATAGCCAGGCCTTCCAGGCAAGTCTTGTCTTCTCCAGAGCCCAAGAATAGCTGCATTACTACAGTTTTACCTAGAGAGTCAAAGAATTGAGTATCTCCCCAATAAGCCTCTGCACTCCCAGACCAGCCTTTTAAGGTACGGACAAACTCTTTCCAACCCTCGCTAGCGAATGTGGTAGCGTCCACATCTTCTCCGTCACCATCAAGGTTCCAGTTGAAAAAGCCTCCTGCTTGGGCTAGCGTCAGAGCTTTCCCAGACACAGTCACCTCATCATATATATCCCTAGCTTCTTCAAATACAACGATACCCCCAACAGACTCCAAAATAAAGCCAGAGGTAACCGCTATGCCTTCTACCTCTACAGTTACAGTATTTGGGCTCCAGTACCGCAAGGAAGTGTCGTCAATTTGAAACCTTTTCCTGGTTACGTCACCAGTACAAGGTTCATCGGTAAAGGATATGGGAGCTGTATTTACATCAGAAACGTATACAGCTCCAGTCATTCCAGCTATAGCCATTTATACCACCCCTTATGCCGGTAATCCAAGAGCACCAGTACCTGTAAAGTCGCAGCTGAAACTAACCTTATCATCTACAGGGACTTCTATACTGGGCTTTACAAAGGCGTTCCCTGTGAAAGATACGGTATCACTGACTTTAAGGGTAAAGGTTAGTGCTGTGCCCGATAACCAGGCAGCTAATATGGCTTTTTGGCCGTTAGTGTCTTCAGGCATGAAGTTGCCTTCTAAACTACCAGACCATTCTTTCAGACCTGCCAGGTATTCTTTCCAGCCTTGGCTATCAAAGCTGGTAATATCAATATCGTCAGCCCCTAAATCAAGGCTCCAGTTAGCAATCTCAGCTATCTTGTTAGCCCCAATAGAGACTCCACCACCAGTTCCTTCTATTGCCATAGTTAACCAACCTCCTTAATGATTTCAAAGTTTACAAAAAGCTCTACTCTGTTGTTCTCGTCACGCTTTAATATTTCTGGAGAGCCTTTGGCCTTGATAAGCAAATACTTTGTACCCGATAAAGTCTGTCCGTGAAGCCCATGTAGTGCCTTTACTACAGAGTCTATCTTTGTCCTAGCCAAAGAATAACTGGTATTCCTAGCCCTTACTTGAAGGCCTGGATATTCTCCCTTCCAATGCAAGTCTGGAGGACTCCCAGCGTACTCAAATAGAACGGTACAATTGTCTGGCTTATCTGGCATTTGACCTAAAAACAAGTCAGTACCTACAGTTCCTACTTGTTTGGTAGCCAGGTAGGTACTGATAGCTTCCAACATAGACATCACCTCAAATCTCTTAGAGCTTTTTTAATAGCTAAGCCAGCAAACGTCAATACCTTGGCCTTATTACGGTTGAAAGGGTCTTCAAGGTACTTGGGCTTCCCCCCAAGAGGATGTACATACCCTAGCTCTTCATGTTGCCTTCTAGCATAGGGAGTGTTAAAGCTGATATATACAGCTGGTTCCTTGCCCTCTCCAATACTTATGGAAGTTCCAGCTTTTGCTGCTTCATATACTGAAGGGCTGTCAGGCAACATCCCTACAGATACAACCCCGCTACGCCTTAGAGTACCTGACTCTACTGGGGCCTCATCAATAGCCTCGGTTAATATCTTTTCAGCCCCTAACTGTAGTGCTTTTAAGCCAGCTCTTTTGGCTACTAGGGCTGACTCCTTAATCTTCCACCCCATTACACAGATACCTCCCGGTGACTGTCGCTACCGTCCAAACTGGGCACCAGGCTGACATTTATAACTGGCCACGTACGCCCTCCGTACTCTAAAGTGTCGTCAGGCTCTACAGAGTCAGTACAAAATACCAAGGCTTCAGACACAACTTCTCTGCCTTCTTTGTCTCTTACCAACCTTCGTCTACCTTCCCAGCGAACCTTAATAGACTTAGACTCGGCAAAGGTAGGTTCCCCATAGCTGTTTACTCCAGTAGCTTGTTGCCAAGTTGCGGTTTGGTTTAAATATCCTTTAATCATGTTACCAACACCGCCCCAGCCAAATATGACTTTAACAGCTCTTTAGCTTCCAGAGACAGAAACCCTTTGCCTGGCATAACCCCATAAGATTCTCTCAATGACCCAATAGTTATGGAGGTTACGCCCTCTTGTCTGAGCTTTAGTCTTTGGCTGTTGCCTCTCTCTAACATAGCCAAAGCCTCTTCACAACAGGCCTTCTTGACGTTTTTGTGTACTGATACTTCACAGTACCAATCCCGGTCATATATTGATTCAGCAAGATTACCCACATAGTCCCATTCTCCAGCCAAGGGGTATCTCTTGTAGCATCTTGGGAATTTTAGAACCTGGCTAGAATCTTTGAGTTTACCCTTGTATAATTGCCTATCTAGTACTTTCGTTGCCATAATTAAAGCCTGTGCTTGCTGTTCAGCTGTGGCCTCAAACCAGGCAGTAGACCACAGCCTTTCAGCAAAATAGGCAGTTGCATCTGCTACTGAAATATAGGAATTTGTTCCGACTATGAGATTAACTGCCATTAATTACACCCCCTTAGAAGGGTATTTTACACTACAAGATATGCGTCTACCACTTTCCCGGCCAGAGCTGAGTTCAGGTCAATTGTGTTACCCTCAAAGTCAGTTGCGCTAACCGCAACAGTCGGGGCAGTGCCCTCTTTGGTATTATCCAAGAAAGCAAACAGAACTGTGTTGTGAGCCAGTTTGAAGGGCAGTCCTAACTTATCCCCAAAACCTATAGTCACAGTAACATCAGCACCATCCATAGCCGGAATCTCTACCTTGGTCACAGTCTTGAAAGCACTATTACCCGACACAGTACCAGCAGTACCAGCAGTAAATGCCGGCAGGTCTTCAGTTATGACCTCGTCTGCATAGTTAGTTCCAGTAACTTTAACCTGTACCGCTTTGATATTGGCTGCGGTAGCACAAGCTACAGTGGCTGAGATATTTCTGGGTACTGCAGGAGCAGTAAACTCAGTTTCAACAGTAACTGTAGTATCTGCACTACACGCAATAGCAGCATGAACTGCGTCATTATCAGCAGCTACAGCATTAGCTGCACTTACCTGAAAATGAGCTAAAAAGCCCCTGTCTACGGATACACCTTCACTCCAGTTTGCATCAGTTGTCCAAGTAACGGATTAAACGGATAAAATCCACCCATTTTATTACCTCCCTTTTCATGCTAATCCGAAATATTTACAAGCAAATTCGTGCGTTTATATTCCCCGGTGAACTACCGCCCATTTAGAAATTTTTAGACAGTTTTTAGCTTGTAATTTTTACGGTACTAATACCGCAAAAGGATACCGGGATGCTTCGTCCGGGCTTTGTCTATTGATAGGATTAGGAACCTGCCAGGCTAACCGCATGACACAGCGCAAAGCTACCATGTCTTGCTGGGCCAGATTGTATATGATTGCCCCGGTATTGTCCTGGATTACAGCCTCAGTCAAGATTTTGTAGGTAATGTCCTGACGCATGGAATATACAGCCTGTTTCCACTCTCCAGAGAACATATAGGCTGAAGCAGATGTGAAAGCACCATTCTTTACGAACTGCATTGCTTCACCGTCCAGCTGGTAAGCAGTTTTATCAGCCATAGATTTTGTAAAGATAGGCACTCCATTAGCATCCCGCAAACCTCTCAACTTGGCTTTCATGGTATTTAAGGCTACATGGCCATCTACAGAAAACCCATCATCCTCAATCAGAGCCAGTACACCGTTTTCACCCATAATATCGTCATAGATATCAGCACCAGTGCCAAGTTTAACAGTGGAGCCGGCAGCGGTAGCAGCAGTCAGAATAGCATCAGGCCAAGAAGCAGGTTTATTGGTACCTACCAATACAGCAGCATCAATAACGATACCAAAAGCCTCCATGATTCTGGGCTTTACTTCGCCCCAGATGTCGTAATCAGCGTCATCCAGCACGGATTCAGGAATAGGTACGATACAAGCAATCTCTTCAGCGTTGAGATATTTGTTATCCCAGGCCATTTCAGTAGTCTGTTTCAGGCCATTATCGCCAGTAACAAAGTAAGCAGTAGGCAAAGCAGACAGAACCGGCATTCTCTGTTGAGCTCTGGACATATTGGGGAGTCTACGCAGTAACTGTAAACAAGCAGAATTTACAGCAATTCCTTGGATTATCTCTCTGCTCACCTCTTCAGGAATAAGAGCAGCGGCATCAGTACGATTAATCAAACCATTGTACGGCATATTATCATTACCTCCTTAAATTTTTATCTACCCAAAGCACCACGGATAAAACTGTTCATACCGGCATTCTCTCCGGCAGTAGTATCGCCACCAGGAGGATTGCCCCCACCCCCTACAGGTTGGGTTTCACTGAACAGGTATGCATCCGATTGCTGTAGGTTTTTTAGTTGGTCATCAAGACCCAGCAATTTCTCACCATCAAGCTTTATGCCTTCAAGATTAAGCAGAGCCTTGACAGCTTTGGTATTCTTTACTTTTCCGGCAGTTAATGCTCTATCTAGAGCAAAATCAAACTGTAATTGAGCTACTTTTTTGTCATACTCTTCAGTTGTGGTCTTATTGGCCTCCTGAAGTTTCTGCAGCTCTTTTTTCATTTCTTCATTCCCAGCAGCCTTACCCTCAAGGTCTTTTAACTGCTGGTCTCTCTGTTTGAGTTGGTCTTTTAGAGCTTTCAGTTCCTCATTGAACTTAGCACGTGGTATGTAACTCCCGTCATTAACCACAGCCAGTTCGGTATCGCCCAGAGCCTTTTCAACCTCTGGAGTAAACAGGTTTCCCAACAACTTTTTCAATACTTCTTTCGACATCTTCTCAACCTCCTATTTTTTAGGCTGGCAATTCTCCAGCTAGAGTATCGTGTTCTTTAGGCTCTGCACCTTTAAAAAGAGCAGTAGATACTGAATCACCCCCTGTTTTCCAGTTTAGCTATCTCTGCGTCTAAGTCAACGTGCATACCATAAGCATGTTTACATCTGGGGTGGAATAACCCAGCAGCCTTGGCTTCTTCTAAGGTTGGATAGCCCTTTGTTTTACCAGTCAGCGATAGTATCTTACCCTCCCAGGGAGCACATTTTTCACATTCTCCTGGGTGATTCGTTATTTTAATCAAATCGTGACCATGTTCAAGTATTCGATTCTTAGTACCCTCCAGATGAGCCTCAGCCGTGGTGGTAATAGCAACCATTTCGGTGTATGCTCTCATATTCCATTTACGACCAGCTCTGTCTGTAAACCCAGTAAGGCCATTCTTAGCCAAGTCCTCTTTGTACTGACGAGCAACTTGTTGCCAAGTCTTGTACCCAACCACACTAGACCGCATATTTTCCAGAGCTAAAGCACGATAAACATCATCAACTCTGCGTCCTATGTAGCTGGTCATGTCTTCAAGCCTACCAAAAGCAGAATCTGCCAGAACTTGAGCAGATTGCTGATGGATAGCTCCAAAACTAGGCATTTTACCAGGCATATCCTTATCTACTCCCTTAGTAGCATAAGTATATACCTGGGGGATAGCCTTTTTGCACCACTCTCTTGAGCCCTTACGCAAATCTGCCAAGATAGATTGAGTGTTTTTCTTTAACCCAACTAGATACTCAGTCTGATTGCCTTTCATCAAGGCCCTCTCAATCTGTTTAGTCAGGTCTTTTTCGGCTCTTTCATACAGTTTTATCAGATTCTGTACTTGCTTGTCACTGAACATTATTCCTCATCCTCTCCAGGGATAGTAACTTCTGGAGGTTCTGGTTTTTCTGCTTCTATCTTGTCCAGTTCTTCTTGCAACTGTTTCCCGGTTAACCCATACAATCTTTTGACAGAACTCTCCAAGCTGCTGAGGCCAGCTCCAAATCTCTGAATCTCAACCTGAGTATCTTCCACAGGGTCATTAGGCAGTCCATCTTGCCAATCAATATTAATATTCTCCAGTCTCATTGCCCCAGTTGTGCTCTGTGCTACTTCCAGTTCTGAAGCTATTCGCAAAGCCTTTTTCATAGCAGGGTCAAATCGCATCCTTATCCTATTTACTTTAGCCAGAGGGGCCATCATTAATCTCTTTAAAGCTGACCCACTTTCTGCCAGTCCTGATTTAAGTTCACCAAAACAGGCTGCACTGGTTTCACTCAGCATAAATAACTGAGCCATTAACACATCTATTTCTTTGAAAGCTGCTTCTAATTGACCTTCCCACACGATATATCCTGGGGGTTTTTCTTGGTCATCTACTGGGAAGAATTTACCTCCAGCGATAAACTTGGTCTCTCCAGTAACAGGGTCAACAGTCAGAGCCGATTCTGGGCCGTACATATTTGGGTCACTGTGCTTGTCCAGAATTTTAGCTATTTGAGCCAGTCTGGTTTCAAGTTCTTGAATAATAGCATCAAGGTCAGAATAATCATCCATACCTATAATAGTATCTGTGGTTACTATGTTATTTACTGGAATAATCAACATGTCCTTGATGTTAGTAGCTTGAATTTTTTCAGGCTCCATCAAACTACCCAACTTATCCCCAGTACATTTGTACTTGCGGTATGTAATCTTGCCTTTCTCATGAATCTCGCAATATAATACCTTCTGTTTCTTGTTACCAACTACCCCCGGTACTATCTCTTCCACAACCCAAGCCAGAACTTGATGCGTTATTTCTTTCAAGTTAGCAGGATTAACCACAGGAAACCAATAAGTAGGGGGTTGGCCCTCAATTATGCTCTTGCTACCATCGTGTCTTACTTTGAGTAAACCCACACCAAATCTAGATACGTCAATAGCCACTTCATACGATACGTTGAGGAACTCATCACCCATCAGATTCTTCAGGGCTAACTGTTCTTTGGAGTCAGGGTCACCAGCAGTAATCTGAGGCGGTTCACCCAGCAGTAAGTCAGCCCACAATAGACTCAATCTCTTGTTCCAGTTCAGTATCAGTTCCAGAACAGCTTTTTCATCTTCCCGCAGCAGCTTGACCCAATTCTTGAATACTCTTTCGTGTCTTCCTTTAAACAGGTCTTTGTTTTGTTCATACAGTTTTAATCTCTCTGCCTCTTCTGGTGGAGGCCATTGTTTACCAGGATTAAGAAAGTACAATGACGTTAACATTTATTAGCACCCCCTTGGTTTATTCACAGGCCCTAAGTGTTTCTTCATATCGTCCTCACAAGCGTACCGAGTAGCATCAATAGTGTGGTTATTCTCATCCTCCAGCTTGTTCTTGATGTTACCATCCTTATCTATCTGGTAGTCTATACTCTCGTATTCTCTGGCTATGTTTGGAGTTCTCCTAGAATCTATGACTATCTCTTCCAGGTCATCCAGCCATTTCTCACCGTATTCTACACTGCCAGGGCCTTTTCTAGCCCCAAAGCACCTGAGCCCATACGTTTTCATTTCGTCAACACTCTTGGGCTCTGCTGAATCTGCCTTGATTCTTGTATCGTTGCACTTCTTACTTATTATTTCTGTAGCTGCTTCTCTGTTACTGAGCTTGACCCCATATACTTCATCGATAAAGTAAATTATCCTTTTCCTCTTATCGTAGTGTAACCGAACAAAAGCAAAGGGGTCAGCAGCATAGCCCCAGTCTATTCCCTGTCGTATGTTATCAAATCTGGCTATCTCTGCATCTGTTATCTCTCTGAATACCAAATTATCAAAGGGTACTACTCCACCACCTATCGGTTCACCCAAATAAATCCACTTATATTTGTGTAGGTTCCTCTTCTTGTCTTCTTCTGCCTCTTCCAGAAAGGCTTCAGAAACATGTGGATTATCCATGTAGGTTGAGTGATGCACGTATGTATTAGGAGGCAGAAACTGGGTGTTGTACTTTTTGTTCACCCAGTTCTGCTTCCGTTTGGGGGGGTTATAGGAAAAGAAGATGTTGTATTTTAAGCCTCTGGCCAATTTGGCCCTGAGTACAGACTTAACTATTGTGTCTACTTCTTCTTCAGTCTTAAATTCGCTGAGTTCTTCAATCCACAGTATAGTAATAGGGTATTTCGAGGTCTTGATACTCTTGATTTTATTAGGCTCGTCTGCCCCTCTGAATATTATCCTATTCCCTCTGGGTAAGTATACCAGTCCTAATGGGCTCTTGGTTGATTTCCAGTATTTACCAACACCCAAATAGTCAATAGCCCAACACAGTTGCTCAAATACCGACTCACTTAGGGTGTTTGCTACTTTCCTAATAACCAAAGCATTTACTGGGTGTCTCATCATATCAACAATTATGCGTTCACTAATATGAGTGGACTTAGCACTGTTTCGTCCACCCTTTAATACTTTATATAGATACTTCTCATCGTTACAAGCTAACCAAAAAGGATGAAACGCTGGAAGTATTTTTTCGCTCAGTCTTAACTGTATCATTTGATATCGTCTATAATCTGAACCTGCATATCGGCATCAACCTTCAGATTATCTGTAAACATACCCAGATGCCTACCCAATAACTCCAGGGCTTTCAACTTGTCATGCAACTTGACTTTCCTGGTCTTGGTTTTACCGTTTATAGTCTCTTCAATACTTGATAAGACCTTACCATCAACTTGGTCGCAAGGTCTAAGGCCGATTCTACCAGTTTTAGTCCATTTGACGAAGTCAGTCAAGTCAGCAAAAGCTATCCTGGCAAGCTCCGCAATAACCATATCAGGGGTAACCCCCATAAGTTTGCGCTCCTCAATTCTCTCGTCAATCAAAGCCTTTATGTCTGGATTATTCAGCAGGTTCTGACCTGTACCCCCGTTCTTGTAACCAGCTCTAAGAGCAGCCTGGTAGGAGTCCAGGTCTTTCAGGTATTCCTCCACAAATAAAAGCTGTTTACCATAAAAAACCATATCCACCACCCTCACGCGCACATACTATTAACTATCTCTATTATAACCTATTTTACTGTCCGGCGGGGCTTGAATTTTTAATGGGCTTTAATCCGTAGCTTCTATCATCGAGATAGCCGAAACACCACGCTAATTTACGAATTAGTTTATTTTTCCTAGTGTAGAAAGGATACCGTGAGATGCCCATAATATCACATATCTCTTCCCAAGTAAGCTGGTCCCAGTAAATCAACTTTACCATAGCTTTTTCCTCTCCGGTCAGTACAGTTTCCAGACTTTTTTCCACTATTTCTTTTGTAGCTTTCAGTTTACGTATCTTTCGCTGGAGCCTCTGTACTTCTTGATTCTCGATACGTTCAATTGCTGCTCTCTCCACCTTATTACCGACACTATACATTTTACCCTCTACACGTTCATATCTCCCAACTGTTCTGGGGCTTATACAATCCTTTACAATATTCAATTGCTCCGTCAAAGCCTCAACTCTTACTTCCATACCAGGATATGTATACAGTAGCCGTTCCGTAGCTCTGTACCACTTATCCATCCTTTCCAGCCTCCCTTCCCTTTCTTCTATTATACCTAACCACTACAAAGCCGGTAAAGGCCGATTTTTTCGTCCCTTTTTTCGAAAAAATCGTCCTCTCTTTTCATAAAAATCGTCCTCACATTTCGAAAAATCGGCTTTTTTATCAACAAAAAACTAAAAAATCGGCTTCACTTTTACAACCAACTGCTCATTCTTCCACAGCTAGACCAAAAAGCCGATTTTTTCCCGAACTCTTTAATATAAGGGACTTTTCTTTATATATAACTCTCTAGCTTTTAACTTAAAGAATAAAAAAACGTCGGTTATATACTCTAACTTAATAATTTACTCATCTTACAGTGTAACCACCCCCGACGATTTTTTACTTTTTCCTTGGTAAAAAAGCCGATTTTTTATTTTCACCCTTGTAAAAAAGGGACGATTTTTTTCGCCTTCCCAAAAATAAAAGCCGATTTTTTTACCAACAAAACCGAAAATTTTCGAAAATCTTGTAAAAAAATTTTTCGACAAGAACTTGTAATCGTTTTTTCGATTTTTACGTTTTCCTTGTAAATTCACTTACAATAAATCCCACTTTTTTATTCCCCACTTACAATAAAACTTTCCCGACCACGACATAAAATCCCGGTTTTTCTTTCCGACTTGTAGTTACAAGTACAATAAATCCACGGCTATTGAGTACTTTCCCAATTTAACCACTTCTTGTATTTTGTCCGCATACCACGTTATTTTGTTCCCTAAACCCTCTTTATATTTTTACAAGTTACTATCCATACCCTGTCACAATCGCATCACCTTCAAAATCCCACCTCAAAAACGCAGTTATACCCATCTTTTTACAAGTCGAAATTTCTCGAAAATATTTTTCGAAAAAAGCTTTACTTTTTAAAGTAAAAGCTTTATACTAATAGTACCATAGTTCTCTATCAACTCCATATAACACCTCCCCACCGGGGGGTGAGGCGCAAGCCGTGCTCTTTCACTTTCACATAACTGAGGGAGGCGATACACGGTGCTAGCAGGAGACCAGAGCGATGAGCCGCACGAGGTCACGATGGGTGGTGAAATTCCACCGGGCAGCTGTCCTATAGGCTTTGCCAACTCTACGGAGGACAACGACAGCGAGGTATGACGAAGTGAACCAGGCGGGGAACCAAGGCAATAAAAGCTGAGCTCTGTGGAAACGACAACTAGTCAGCAGCACTTGAATTATAATCACAGGCCCCCACACCGGGCCTGTGTTCTTATTATTTGCAGTTCCTTAGTACGAGCTGTCGATAATAAGAATTTACCCAGAAAGGAGGTCACTTATAGTGACTGAACGAAAGAAAAAGAATCAAGGTATGAACTGGATACGTCAAGAAAAACGGTTAGCTATCTACATCAGAGACGGTCTTGAATGTGCTTACTGCCACTCTAATATAGAAGATACTAAACTCACTCTGGACCACCTCATCCCTTATTCTAAGGGTGGTTCTAATGACCAGACTAATCTGGTTACTTGCTGCCACAGATGCAATTCCTCCAGAGGAACCAAAGATTGGAAAGAATTTGCTGAGTCTGTAGCTCAATACTACAACACTTCCGGCTCATACATAATAGATTACATTACCAAAACTACTCAAAAACCTCTGAATGTACCTCAGGCCAAGCAGATACTCCAGCAGAGAAAGGAGGCCAAGAATGTACACGGAAACTAAGTACCCCGATAAAGTCTATAAGCACCACCACTTTGAGGCTATTTCGGAACTTCTTTCCTATATTAATACTACTCCGATTTCGGATATATTCTCTTCACGGTCTCAATCCTCTCACAACAAGGGAAATTCTGAGTGGTACGGTACTTCTTCTTTTGAAGAGGCTCTCATACTACTTCAACAAGGTTGGTGCCCAGAGGCAAAACAACTGTCTGAGAAGGTTCCTATTAAAACTACTCAATCCTCTCTACAGTCTCAAAGGCCGACACACTCAGTAGTGGGTTATCAAGCATCAGTACCCCGATACTTACAGGGTATACCAACTAACATGATAACATCAAAGCCAGTCACTAATAAACAGAAAATAATAACTCTGTACAAATCCCTATCTTACGCTTCAAGAATATCTACTTCTGAAATTGAGCGTGAAGGAATCAAGGCTCTGCAGATTATTCAGGCTCTGGAGGGTAAAGGATACCGGGTGAAACTCAATATGATTTGGTTATCTCGCAAAACTAGAGAGATTGCTACTTTGTCTCTTACAGTTAAAAAACCACAAGACCGTCTGTCTCTGATAAAGATGGCTTTTCCTCTGGTTCACCCCTCAATGCTGCGTAGAATCTGTTTAGCCTGGATGGAGCGCAATCCCCATCTTCGAGAAAATTTCACTCAGGGTTATGGTAGACCATGCCCAGAGGATTTCATACCTCAAAAGGGTGAGATTTTCTTACCCCCTTTTATTACAGATGTCGGGGAGTTCGTGGACTCACTAAATTTAAGTTAGGAGGCATATTTAATGAGAAAGCTTAACGAATTACAAGTCGGTGACGAGGTTGCTCTGGTAAACTTCACAGGTAAACTGAGGATAGACACACTCAAGATAGACAGTATTGAAATTGGTGACAGCGTAGACCTTTTCTTTGTAGTCAATCTCAAAAACGGTGCTGAGGGCCACTTCGATGTCAACACCGGCAAACAGCTGAATGCGGCTGAACCTAAGTACGCTAACTTTATTATGCTACCTGAATATGCCCCCGATAAAGTTGCCCCGACCAAGCGCAAGTCCAAACGTGAAAAGACTATAGATTTTGACCCTACTCCCGTCCAGACACAAGACGGTATCGTGAAACACAGTAAGCACTCCACCATCTTGACTTGTATCAAGGCTGATATCCCGGTCTATCTTGTAGGTGAGGCTGGAACTGGTAAAAACTTCACTCTACAGTCTATCGCTGAAGAACTCAATCTCCAGTTCTATTTTACTAACTCAGTACAGCAAGAGTTCAAAATTACTGGGTTTATCGATGCTGGAGGTACATACCACGAGACTGAATTTTACAAAGCGTTCACCAACGGTGGATTATTTTTCCTGGACGAGATAGATGCATCAATCCCAGAAGTTCTTGTACTTCTTAACGCTGCTATTGCTAATCGGTATTTTGAATTTCCCAACGGTCGTATAGATGCCCACCCAGACTTTAGGGTTGTAGCTGCCGGGAATACTTGCGGCTCTGGGGCGGACGAGCTGTATACTGGCCGTCTTGTACTTGACTCAGCCACTCTGGATAGGTTTGTGGTTATCGAATTTGACTATGACAAAAACATAGAACTCTCATTATCCCACAACAACGAGCACTTAGTCAATTTCGTGAGACAAATCCGCAAATTCGCAAAAAATCACGGTATCCGTGCTACATTCTCTTACCGCTGTATAATGTCAATCTCCAAGCTGGAGTCAGCCGGGATGCCTCTCAAGACTATCCTGGAAATAGCGGTATTCAAGGGCCTGGATAAAGACACTATAAAGATGTTCAAGACTGATTACTCTCTGGGTTCTTGCGGTAGATACTATTACGCTCTGGAAGAACTGAAAAAAGCTGCTTAAAAGTCGAAACCCCCTCCAACGAGGGGTCTACCAGAGATGGCCTACTGGTACTGATGAGACAGGCTAATATTACATACTTGGGGGTGTGTGAATGTTAAGAGGTATTGTTATTTCTACTGCTGGGCAAGTACAAATCAAGGATTTTCCCAATCCTGTGTACAAGTCCCTGGGTGAAGTCGTTGGTGGTTACATAGATGTGGTTAGACCCAAAGGAGCCATAGAGGCCCATCTACTCAAGAGAAATATGTGTTTCGTCTGTAACGAAGAGGGTAAACTCCAAAACCTGCCGGTTAACAATGTGGGTACTTATCTGTATAACATCTATAATGGCACCCTCTTCATGAGGGACGTGATTGTGGGTAATATCGTTATTCTCAAAGAAGGTATGACCCCAGAAGGTATGGATTTTGTATCTCTGACCCGACCAGACATAGCCTTTCTCAAGGCCAGTCTTAATTTACCCATCAATCTCAAGGAGGTGAACCTGTGTTAGAATTTTACAGAACTCCTGCGGGCCGTGAGTTGATAGACCTTGTATTACACCGAATAATGGTAGCTCTGGAACGAATAGCAGACCAGCTGGAGATAATGAACTCTACTAAATAAAGGAGGAAACAAAAATGAGACTTATAATTGTTGGTAAAGCTGGAGAGCTACTGGATGCCTTACAGCCATTAATCTTAATGTTTGGCGGGTATACACCACTCAGTCGCATTCCTCCTACCCTAAGTACCCCGATAAAGTCTATAAGCACCACCTGATGAGTCCTAGCTGGGACGAAACACCTCCTATTATATAAGGGGGTGTCGTGGGATACCCACAAAATATTTAGCCGAAAGGCAGAAAGAGGTAGAAAAACATGGCAAAATTGGAGAATGTCAAAAAGGGAGAAACTGTAGCGTTGTTGGGGTTCACTGGGATGAATATTGGAGAATTCAAAGTAACAGCGGCAACCAAGTCTGAAATTACCATTGAGACCAAGAAGGGCACACTTTCCTTCTCTCGTAAAACCGGCAAGCAACTGGGCCTTCCCGAGGAAAAAGAAAAATATGCCAACAAGATTGTGCTTCCTGAAGATGCCCCTCCCAAGGTTGAGCGTAAAGCCAAGCCGAAAGTCGAAGACAAGAAGGATGATAAGAAGAAACCAGCCAAGGAAGACAAGAAACCTGCTAAAAAGCAGCCGGCACCCCCAGAGGATGATGACGATGTTGAAGAAGAAGATGGCCTGGATGGTATCCTGGCCGGCATGACATTAACAGAACTATTTGAGTATGCCGATGAGAACGAAGTAGACCTGTCTCATCTGAATAAGAAGCAGAAGAAGGACAAAGGCACTGTCATAGACGCCATCAAAGAAGCCCTGGAAGATGACGATGATGACTATGAGGATGCTGAGTAGCAGAGTGGCGTGGGGGCATAAGCCCCTGCGGGAATGCGCTGGCAGCGGTCACAAGCCCGTGCTAACTATGAAGGAGGTGATTGATTGATAAAAGTCAGTTATTCTAGGGTAAGTTGTTACCTAGATTGCCCTCAAAAACACCATTTTAGGTATATACAACGATTAAGAGCCAAGAAAATTGTGCGTCCTTTAACTTTTGGTAAGGATTTCCATACCCTACTTCAATACCGGGATAAAACCGCAGAGATTATTGACTCTATAGCAGATACCTATTACGAAATGCCCCCACAAGCTCAGGCTGATTTGGGCGATACCTACTTGGACGATATACAGGAAATATACCATGATTATTGCGCCGTTTGGAAAAACGCCACTTTACCCAAAGAAACAGAGCATGAATTTCTTATTCTTATGGCTAAACACAAGGGAGAGCCTATCTACTTCCATGGTATTATCGATGAAGTGTATGAGGACAACTCTCTGGGTGAGCACAAAACCTTCAGCACTATGCCGAATATGTCCCTGCTGGCTATGAATCTTCAGGTTTGCTTATATGCTAAAGCCTGGCAAAAAGAGTCTGGGGTAACTCCTTCCCGTATACATTGGGATTATATAAGAAGCACTCCGGCTAAACAACCCGTGTGGCTGGAAAAATCCCAGAGACTGAGCGAGGCCCAGAACAGTAACATAACCCCTAGGAGTTGGCTCAGAGCCTGTAGAGAGCACAAGATTACAGACAAAGCTGTTCTTCGAAAATCTAAACTCTTTACTCCCAATATATCCAATTTCTTCTTCCGTTGCGACATCGAGATTGTACCTAACATGGTAGAAGTGGCCTGGGACAGTTTCAAGCAAGTGACCAGAGACATAATAACACGGGGAGGTGATAATCAGGCCAAGAACATAAGCCGAAACTGCTCTTTTTGTGAGTACCAGCCTATATGCTATGCTCAGTTCACAGGAGCAGATGTCCAGTATGTCATAGACACAGATTACACAATTAAGGAGGAAAAAGAAGAGGATAGAAATAACCGTAAAGGGGAATAAGCCAGAAGTATTGGACAAATTTTTCGAGGTGAAAATATGAGCTATCTCAGTAAAGCCCAAGACATTTCCCAGCTGCCTGGGTCTAACTTGTGGGTTATCTACGGTAAATCTACCAGCGGTAAGACTGAGCTGTTATCAACTTTTCCTAAGCCCCTACTGTATGTGAGAATCGGGGATGACGGCAGTAATACCATAGCCGGCAAAAAAGGTATTAAGGCCCTGGCCCCTGATAATCTTACTGAGCTGAGAGAAATTGCCCAGGAGCTCAAGAAAGATACAAAGTATGCTGCTGTAGGGGTAGATACTTTTGGTCTGGTAGTCCATGAGTGGATAGACCAGAATGCTGTACAGAAAAAGAAACGAGTCACTCAACAGATGTGGGGTGACCTCAAGACGGATACTGAAGAGCTAATCAAGCTGTTTCATATAATTGCCAGAAACAAAATAGTAGTTCTTACCTGCCACGAGGTTGCTGACTCTATTGAGGGCTATGAGGACGAAATAAGCCCAGACATAAGACCCAACGTATCCAGAGGGGCACGTACCTACTTGGAAGGTATGGCTAATTTCGGTATCCATACTACGGTTATCGAAAAAGAAAAGGAAAAGCCAGACGGTTCAATAGTTACTATCACTAGACACGCTGCCCATCTGGCTACCAACCCATATTATTGGGTTAAAACTCAGAAACCTGCTAATATCAAGTTACCTAAGTTGGTATATAACCCAACTTATGATAAAATCATGAAATTAATGAAAGGGGAAAAGTAAATGGCAACTAAAAAACTGGATTTTACAGGGGTAGAAAATTTCACTAGGTGTGACGAAGGACAGCACATTGCCAAGTTAACCAAACTGGAGGAAAAGCAGAGCCAGGCAGGAGATGATATGCTGGTAGGTACTTTTGAAGTTATCAAAGGGGACAGCAAAGGCTCCAAGGTTTTTGAGAACTTCCCTCTGACCCAGAAGGCTTTGTGGAAATTGAAAACCTATTTTGAGGCTATTGGCATTAAGGCTGAAGGCAAAATCAAAATTGACCTGGACAAGCTTATTGGCCGTGTCTGTATTATTGAAGTAATCCATGAAGAGTACAATGGTTCTCTTCGGGCTAAAATTTCCACTTTCTTACCGCTCAAGAAGGACGAGCCTACCCCAGACCCTGACGATGACGATGACCCTGACGATGACCCGGATGATGATGCTTTTGACCCTAAGAAGGCCAGCCTAAAAGAACTCCTGTCCTTCGCCAAAGAGAACAGTATCAGCATACCCAAGAAAGACCGGGAAGATGAAAAGAAAGTCCGCAAGGCTGTAGAGAAGCACATAGCTGAACAAGATGACGATGATGACGATGATGACTGGGAGGATGAATAAAACAAACTGGGGCCTTTGTGCCCCTTTTTGTATTTAAGGAGGTTGCTGTATGTACAATATTCCTGGCGATACAGGTCATCCTTGGAGGCTTAATAAGTTTATGGAATACCACAGTTTGGGCGATTTCGATATGAATTTTCCTATACTAACCCGATATGCTGAAAAACACCACCTATCTATCAAGAATAGGCTATGGATGGCTTATCTGTACTCTACCTGCTATTGTGTGGGTACTACAATTTTCTTGTTTGAGGAATTGCCCCTGGACGATATTCTGACTCCTAAAAAAGTCAGAGATTTCTGGAGTATATTCAAAGCCCCTCTGATATTCCAGACAGACCGTAGATATGTAAAGAACATGAATTGGTTCATACCTTTGGTTTCAGACTGGATGAAGAAAGTAGGGCACAATCCTGTAAGGTATTTCAAATCTCTACAGGCTAAGAATCCCCACGAAACTTACCTTAACCTGTATAAAGAAATGATGAAGTGGCGTTACTTTGGGCGATTTACTACTTTCCTGTTTATTGAAGCTGTTACCAAGCTTACCCCTATCAAAGCTGACGCTGATTGGTTTGACTGGAAAAATGGTAATACTGCTACTTCTGGTATGTTGCATATACTATACCTAGACGAAGAGGCAAGTGATTTTGATATCCATGGGTATATTGAACCTTGCACCTTACGGTTGCTAGAAAAGAGACTGCCCCAAGTAATCAAGGCTATTCAGAAACAATATCCCCAAGTATCTACAAATATTACAGACTTAGAAACATCCCTGTGCGGTTTCAGAAAACTGTTCAAGGGCACTCGATACGGTGGTTACTATATAGACCGGGTACAGGACGAAATCATAAAACTACAAGCAAATTTGCCCGATTATAACTATATGTGGGAGGAACTGTGGGGCTATCGCTTAGAGGCATTTAACCATCAATTTCTAGGTGAAGTTCAAGGATACAAGGGTATACAGAAACATCGTTGTAAGGAGTGGTTGGAAAAAGGGGTGGTTGGGATTGAGGGTATTAGTTAACATAAGAGGGTGCAACGGTGCTGGTAAATCCACAATACCTATCTCTATGATGGATGACCCAAAGAGGGAGGTTATTGGTATTGAAGGAGGCAAACGGCCCTATCTTACAGTATTCCCTACTTACGGCTGGGTTGCTCTAGGTACATACTTTAACAAGACTGGAGGCTTGGATACTTACAAGAATAACCTGGAGACCAGACAAGCCCTGTTTGCAGCATTGAACTATACCGAAATGGATGTACTTATGGAAGGAGTCATAGCATCTACCATAAAATCGACCTATGTGGACTTATTTAGAGACTTGCAAAAAGACAGCTTTAAACGTAAAATTATCATAATGTCTTTCTTACCCCCAATAGAAACATGCTTGGAGCGTATATATCAACGAAATGGCAATAAACCCATAAAAGAAGAACAAGTAAAAGGTAAGTGGAGAACAGTTGACCGAAATGTTGAATACTTCAGGCAGCAAGGTTTTACTTCTCTCAGGATTGATACCTCCAGAGTTACCAAAGACCAGATGTTGCCACGATTCTTGAAAACCGTAGATAAATATAGGAGGTGAGTCCATGTCTAACAGAATTTCATTAACCCCAAAACCAGACAGAGACCAAAAGAACTACAGGTTAGCCAAAAGATTCCTACTAGCTTCAAGCATAGCCTTGGTACTAGCTGTGCTAGACCTTTATGTAATAAACATCAGCCCATACATTATTGCCTTTTACGTGGCTTGGAAGGTGATAAAGTGATACTAAAGCTGGATAAACACACATCCGGAGGTAATTATATTCCAGTAACAATACAAGTTAAGAGGGTAAAATCCTCTTTACTGTTGGAGTATCAGTGCGACTTGCCTACTCGCAATCTGAGATGTACAAAAGGTGATGGTTGTCCTAAGTATGGGGCAAGACCTTGTTGCCCTCCTAAAGCACCATTGTTTAGTCATCTTAAAACACGCAGATTTGTTTACCTTGTTATGGTTCAGATACGGACTGAAGACTATATCGCTATGCGGCCTAGTATGCCAGAAAACAAGAAAATATACTTTACTATGGGAGGCATCAAGATTATATCCGGTAAACTGGTAAACAAAACAGTTAACCAATTTGAGGGCCAAAAATTCAAGTCTAGCGGTTGTGGAGGTTGCCAGTATTCTAAAACGGGTAAGTGCAAAGATTTTCAGCCTATGCTGGAGGGATTGGGTATAAATGTAGTAGAATTAACGAAAGACGTATTTGATTTTGATATACAATGGTTTATCAAAGGCTCCAGAGCTTTACCCGATATAATAACAGGCGTGGGCGGTATCTATACCGATGAAGTTATACCCAAATCAAAATTTAAGGAGGTAATTGAGAATGTTTGCCGTTAATATGTTAAAATTAGCAAGCACCTACGCCAAATTACAGTCTGGATGTTTAAAGGTACAGGTTGGTTGCGTAATTGCCAGAGACAACAAAATATTAGCTCTAGGAGCAAATCGAACTATCCTAAATCTATGTAAGACTTCTCGTGGTTGCCTAAGGGTAGAAAAGTATGGGGAAAATACAAAAGACCACCGCAATCCTGAAGATTGCCGGGCTATTCATTCAGAGATTGATGCTATTTGTAATAGTCAAGGTAATCTGTATGGAGCTACTATGTACGTAACCCGATACCCTTGTGAGGCTTGTGCTAGAGCAATTATAGCTGCTGGCATAAGTAGAGTGGTATATGGTCGGGAACAAGAAATATCTCCTGAAACTGCCCGAATATTTGAACACTATAATGTGGACATAACCCATTATTGGGGATTTACAGAAGAGGACGTGAATTACTAAGGGGGGAGAATTTTGGAAAAGTTGTTGAAGAGGGCCCAGAACACCTATGGTTACACTAATCAGATTACAGTAGCTACTGAAGAGCTGTGTGAATTAGCTTGTGTGTTGGCTAAATATCCCCGGTATCATAACCATGAGGCTGCCTGTGCTGACCTAAGAGACAGAGTAGTTGATGAATTAGCTGACGTTACTGTAGTTAGTAAGCACGTACAGATGATTTTTGACATAACTGATGAAGAACTACAAGACCGAATTCAAGCAAAATTGGATAGATTGGAGCGTTGGCTGGATACAGATTCCTCCATGGAAACTACTGTAAAAGACCGTGAGGTGAGGGAATGAAACTCAAAGAGTTTAATTCCTTGCTGGGTCAAGATTCTTATGTGCGTTGCCAGGGTAAAGAAAGGATTGACCCTGCCATAGTAGATGTAGATTCTGCTGAGAATCACATATTTTCTGGGGGAACAATAGGCTGGTGGATTAAAACAGGATACATAGTAGTGGATATAGATGAGGGTAAAGAACAAGCCCTGAAAATAATCAAGCAACTGGGCCTAAAAACCCTTATGGCTGAGACTCCCAAGGGTATACACCTATACTTTAAATGCGACAAGGAGTACCCCCAAAAAATTGGTATGGTTCTACCTTGTGGGTTAAAGTGCGATTTCAGGTGTGCTAATAAAGGGTATGTAATATTGCCCTTCGGAATATCTGACAGGAAATTCAATAAAGTCAAAGAAGTCATAGATATGCCCCTGGAATTTACCCCTATACCCAACAGAAAAGAGTCCCTGCTGGGTAAGAAAGAGGGCGATGGCCGCAACTCTACCCTATTTGCCCATCTTATGGCTTATAAGCACAGGGGAGCCAGCAATGACCAGATAGCTACTATGGCTGAAGTAATTAACAATACCATATTTGCTGAACCTATGGCGGAAGATGAGCTTAGTGGTATAGTGGATAATACCAAAAGATACCCAGCCCAGCCACAAGGAGACAACCCTTATCTGTTATATAACAGTAAAGGGATACCAAGTCAGCCCAACGCCAGAGCTATTGATGATTACTTTGTCAATAAAGGTGATTTATTTGTACTGGGAGGCGATTGTTACCAATACCGGGAAGGAGTGTATACAGAGGCATCATCGTACATAAGAAATACCATAAAAGAGATGATTGCCTATGACCCTCTGATAACTAATTCTCGTGTGGTAGAATGCTATCGTTTGTTGATAGATGATACCCGGATACAACGCAGAGCCTCAGACTTGAACTCAGATAAAAACCTGATAAATTTCAAGAACGGTGTATGGGATATAAAAAGAGGTAAGCTAATTGAGCACGATAGCAAATATCTACATACCGTACAGATACCCCACTCTGTCCTTAAATCGTCTAAGAAATGGGAAGATACCCACTTATATGACTTCTTGATTGATAAAGCACAATTAGACAAGCCAGAACTTGATATGTTGCTGGATTATATGGCATACTGCTTGACTCTTGATTATGGCCTGAAAACTT